GACGGCGTCGAGAGCCGCACGAGCTCTTCGGTCAGCACGATGATGCCAGCCGCCTTGGCAAACGGCAGCGTGACGGTCGCATACGCGGCCTTGGTCACCGGCTTCGCGAGGCCCTGGCCGACCCACCCGTAGGTGCCGCCTGATGTCTGACTCGGGACCGAGATGTTGAACGGGACATGCCGCAGACCGGGGATCTGCCCCAGCAGCGTGCGCGGGCGCAGGAGCTCGAGGAACTCGTTCAGCGGCTGCGTGACGACGAGCGGCCCGGCCCACGTGCTATCCGTGGTCGTGCCGGCGGCCACCGCGGCCTTGGTGTGCCACATGTGCTGAATCATCGGCTCGACTTCCGGCGTCGAGTCCTGCCACTCCTTCGCGATCTGCAGCGTCTGGTAGGAGTCGCCCTTGCCGCGCGCAATCGCGATGCACATGCGGGCGAAGGCCGTGCCCTTCGGCAGCGGGGACTTCACCTGGATTACGGGCACGGATCCGCCGCGCAGCTCGGAGGCGGTGACGGTCGACGTCGTGCTGGTGATCGGGGTGGCCTTCACGACATTGAGTTTTTCCGAGTCGTGCAAGCGCACCAGGTGCGCGTCGACGCTCTTCGCTTCGCCGCTGAGCGTGTCGTATTCCTCGGTCTGGGCCGCGTCCAGGGTCGAGCCGGTCTCGGCGGCCTTGGTCATCAGCTCGTTCATCCGGGCGACTTTGGCGGCGCGGGTGTTCTCGAATTGCGTGATTTGTTCTTGAATCGTCATCGGGAGCGCGGCCTTTACCGCGCGAACAGTAGGGAGCGGGCCCGTAGCGCCGGGCGTATCAGGGCCAGTCGCGGCCAGGTCGAGGGACTTGACGACCGCCAGGGTCGCTTCTTGGTTCGCGGGAATGGCGACGAGCGAGAGCTCCATCACGATCGACTTCAGGAAGTGCAGGCCGCCGGTCGCGAGCTTCTTGGTGTGGCCCTTCACGTCGGCGAAGCCAATCGACGCGCCTTTCAGCACGCCGTATTTGATGCTCTGCCAGGCTTCATCCGTCCGGTCCTTGAGCACGCCGGGCTCGGTGACGACGGGGATGGTCGCGGTGAAGGTGATGCCGTCCGGCGTCGGCGTGTCGAAGACAGCTAGGCCGATCGGCGCTTTGGGGTTGTGGTGGAACAGCAGCGGCAGCGGGTTGGTGAAGCTGACGCCGAGCGGTTCGACGATGTCGCCCGCCTGATCCGGCGTCGGCGTCGTCGCAATGCCCTTGATGACGCGGCGTTCCGCGTCCACCGACTTGATCGTGAGCAGGCTGTAAGCGCGGTTCAACTCACGCTTGAGTTTGGAAGAATCACTTTCGAGATGCAGGAAAAAATTCCCGGCGGTCCTGAAGGTCGCGCCGGATGATCTCCGGCACGCTCACATCGGCCCGCCGCGCCCGCGTGCAATAGGCGTCGAATTGCTTCGCTGGAAGTCGGATCGTGACCTGAATCGACGGGCCGTCTTGGTTCAGTTTCGGACGGTCTTTGCTCTTGGTCATCATCGCGATCCTCCCAGCACCAGCATGGTGAACGTCGGCGCCTTCCCGCTGTTGTTGCGATCCATCCGGTCCACCGCCATCACCAGCGCCGCGGCCCCGTCGATCCGCTCCGTCGAGACTTTCTTCGACAGCTTGATATTGCCGGTCGCGTCCGACTCCGTGGCGATGTTGCTGATGTTCCAGCGCAGCACCGGGTGCCCGTCATGCCGCAGCGCCTTCGACAAGATTGCCTTCTCGAGCGACTTGGTCGGCGCCGACAGCGACGCGAAGCCCTGGCGCATCGGCACGCAGGTGAAGCCGTCCTGTTCCTGCAGCCGCGTCACGAGGTCGGTCGCGTTCCACGGGTCGAAGGCAATCTCACGCACGTCGAACTCGGCGGCCCAGGCCAGCAACGTCTGACGGACGACTTCGTAGTCGACGACGTTGCCCGGCGTTGCGACCAGGAAGCCGTCCCGGTCCCACGGGTCATACGGGACACGGTCCCGCGTCGACCGTTCTCGGATGCTGTCCTTCGGGACGAAGAACGCCGGCAGCACGTCAAAGCCGCCATCGTCGTCAGGAAACACGGCGACCAGCGCGGTCAGGTCCCGCGTGCTCGACAAGTCAAGGCCCACGTAGCAGCGGCGGCCCTTCAGGCTGGCGCGGTATTCAGCTCGGGTCACGATGCTCCCTATCGAGCGCCGGCTCTAAAATCTCGAGCGCCTGTTCGGCGAGTCGTTTTGGCGTGCTGTGGTCCGCGCTCTTCAGACGCCCACCCTCCATCGTCCACTCAACGATCAACAGCAGACGGATGATGACTTCTTCTCTGACGGTCATTCCGTCACCACACAGCACGCGTCCCACGTCGACATCGTGATCCAGCGGGACGCCTGCTCGGTCCACTGGTTCAGATACAGCCGGCGAAACGTGTTCTCTTGCGCCGGGATCTCCTTCGCCCGCGCCGCCATCACGCGCATCTCTTCGAGACTGCGGAAGTCCCCGAGCGCCGGGTTCGCCTTCTTCCACACCTTCTCGTCGGTCCAGTCCGCGTCCTCGGGCGCTTCGAAGATCAGCGGCAGGAACGTCGGATCGAGCTCCGAGTTCGCCCGGACCTTCTTCGCGTGCGCGTAGAGTTCCCAGAGAATCGAATGCCGGTCGTAGCCGGCGGTCGAGATCGCCAGCATCATCGGCTGCGCCCGGGCCGACTGCGAGGTGGTCATCACGTCGAACAGTTCCCGGCTCGGCGCCGCGTGCAACTCGTCGTAGATCACGACCGACGCATTGAAGCCGTGCTTCGAGTAGGCCTCCGCACTGATGGCGCGGTAGAAGCTGCCGCTCTTGCGGTGGACGATGCGCTTCTGCGAGTCGACCAGTTCACATTGCGCCTCGAGCTCGGGGTCGTTGCGGATCATCTGCGCCGCGACGTTGAACACCAGCGCGGCCTGGTCCTTGTCGGCCGCGCAGCTGTAGACCTCGCCTCCGATCTCCCCGTCGAACAGCAGGAAGTAAATCGCCAGCGCCGCGGCGAGCTCGGTCTTGCCGTTCTTCCGCGGCAGCATCAGCAGGCAGGTCCGGTATTGCCGCCGGCCGTCCGGGCGCGTCTTGAACAGCTCGCGCAGGATCTTGACTTGCCACGGGCGCAGGTTGAAGGTCTGCTGCGCGAACGGGCCCTTGGTGTGCGTGAGTTGGTTCACCAGGCGGATCGCGCGGGCGGCTTGGGTTTCGCTCACCACAGCCACCGGCGGCGCCAGGCGCGGATCCGTTGGCAACACACCGCCGACCAGCGCCAGCGGTGCCGACAGTCAAACTCGTAGTAGTGGTCACACGACCAGGACTTACGCATCGGCGGGCCCCTCCTCGACCGGCACGCCGAACTCCACCGGCCCGACGGCCTCGGTCGCGCGCTTCGGATCGCCGTTACAGAACACCAAGACGTTTTGATGCGTCTTCCCCAGCTTCCGCGCCGCCTCGAATTGACGGCCGACGCGAATCGGCAGCGAGCCGACGGCCGTTACGAGAATGGCCTCGTTGTAGAGGCGCGCGCCGACATCCTCGAACGCCTGCTCAGTGTCGCTTACGAACCGGCGGTAGAACCCCTGCTTGTCGCGAATATCGCCGACGACAAAGCAGGCGAAGCGGTCCGGTTTCAATAGCGCCACGGCTGCGGCGATGATCGTGCGATACGCCTCGAGGAAGGCGGGATAGTCCAGCGTGCTCAGATCGGCCGGGTCGTCGCTATAGACCTCGAGGTCGCCGTAAGGCGGGCAACTGAAAATCAGGTCCGCCTCGGTGCCCGACGCTAGTGTGGCGAGTTCCCGGCTGTCGCCGGGTAGCCAGGACGGCGCGGGGGGATCGCACAGGCGGATGGCCTGCGCCTCGTTGGCCGCGATCTGTTCCGCGCGAAGATCGACGCCGAGATAGCGGCGCCCGAGCTTTGACGCCACAATGCCGCGGACGGACCCGCCTGCGAAGGGATCCAGCACGAGGCCGCCGGGCGCGCAGAACCAGCGATAGGCGAGCTCGCACAGGACGGGGTCGAAGATCGACGTACCGCTGGCCTCAGCGGGCGCGTCGATCTCGCCCCGTAAAACTTTGCTACCGTCGAAGCCCACAGCCCCCCCCTGCCGACTGATGGTGGCAGCTTGAGAGAATTTGAGCTTGTTACCGTCAGTCATGCCGCCACGTTCCAGAACAGCGCCCCCGGTGCCGCGTGCACCTGGAGGAAGCGCCACGCCTTCGCGTCGTAATTGCTGCAAGACGGAAACGGCGGCGGCGTTCGCGCGTCCTGCTGAAACTGCTCCGGCGCTTGAAAGACCTGCGCGGCGCCCGCATTCGGGTGCGCCCCGATCCGCACGGCAAAGAACGACGCCCGCGGCCACGCCCGTTGCAGCGCCCGTGTCAGCACGCCACTCCCGGCGACCGACCACACCTCCGTCGGCTTGATGGGAAGGTCCGCGGCCACAGCAGCGAGGGCGTCGATAAACACCGGGGTGTCGAACCCAAACGGAAGGAGCGTCGCCCCGCTGACCGCGCAATACGCCTGCGCACGCGCCGTCACCACGGACATATAGCCGACGGGGACCTGCACGATCCGCGCGCCGGCGGCTTGTGCCTCACGGGTGCGGGCGTGAAGCGTCTGGCGCTGCGCGCAGAAGATCGTCGCTCGGACACCGGCGGCGGCGGCGGCGTGGGCCAATGACACTTGCGCGTAGCCATACACCGGTGAGGCATAGACATATTCGCGGGCACCAGCGGTTAGCAACGCGGGCAAGGCCCGGACCTTCGTGCCGCCGGCGACCAGGTCGTCGCGCACGATCACGAGCGCGTCGCGCGTCTCAATCACCGGCGGCGATAAGCACTCGGCCACGGCCGTCACCTCGTTGCGTCTTTCCGTTTTTTAGTTTCATCGCCGGCCGAGGACTGCCGCCTGGGCTTGCCCCCCCGGCTTCGCTTTAGCGCCTGATCCGCCGACGGCTTCAATCGTTGGACGGTTTCGCTCATCGTGAGGCCCTCTTGACTCCCGCGCCCGAGCTCAGACTCGATCCCGAGCGCGAGCCACGCGCGTTTGCGGTCCTGCCAGTAACCCTGCCGCGCATCCAGCACGGAGAACGGCGGCACGCCAAAGCGATCGACTAAACTCGCCCGATCGCCGCCGTCAGCGCCGTCGGTTGGGAAGAGTGCCTTGAGTTCGTCAGGGAAGAAGAACGCCGTCAGGTCGAGGCCGTTCTTCAGGTCCGCGCCCAACTGTTCCACGTTCCACACAGCGAGTTCAGCCGTCCGGTTGTCGTAGATCGCCAGCGCCCGCTTCTGCACGTCCGTCAGCCCCGAGCGCCGCACCGCGATCAGCTCGTCCCCAGCCGCGTCAATCACCCGCACCTTCGTGATCCCGGCTTCCGCCGCGGCCTCAGTCACCCCGTTGCCGGCCAGGATGACGTTGTCCTCGTCGATGACGATCGACCGTGCCGCCCCGACCTGGTGCAGGGCATCGACGACCATGCCTAGGTTCCGCGGGTTGTGGGCGCGTCGGTTGTGCGGGTCGGGAACCAAGTCGCGGATATGGTCGATCGTCGCGCCTGGGCCATCCTGACGCGCCGGTGAGGCCTTCTTGCGCGTCACAGGAGTTCCGCCCACTTCGAGGCCGGCGCCGCGTCACCCACCGGCAACGCCGTCATGCGCGACCGTCCACTCGGGGTCAACCCGAGCTCGACCCAGAGCTTACGGCAGTGGTTCAGGGCATGGTCCGCCATCGCAAGGTACGGGTTCGTCATCGGCACCCCGTTCGGCTTCTTGACCAGCATCCCGAGCTGCCGGACTTTCTTCTGGGCTTCCAAGTATTCGCTCCACTTCTGGCACATCGCCGTCAGCGCCGACCGTTCCGCCATCGTCACCAGGCCGCTGACGCGCAGCATCGGCGCGACCCGGACCCACTCGGCCGTCGCCACCGAATCACCTTCGAGCTCCACCGGCGGGATGTCGAACGCTTCCGTGGCTGGCGTCGGCTGCGGTTCGTGGGCGTTCAGCGGGCGCCGACTCGGGTTGCCGCGCAGCACTTTCAGGCGGGTCGGTTGCGGGCGGCGACCGCTGTTCTTATTGCCCATAGGGGAATTTACTCAGTCTTTTTCTGCGAAAACCTGCGCGAAGC